AGTTGGTTAGAGCGCTGGACTGTGGCTCCGGAGGCCGGGGGTTCGAATCCCCTCACTCACCCCATACTTGACGATAAGTCGAAACAGAGTCCTTAGGGGCCACGGTTTCGGCGTTAACCCCATTCTGAACATTGTTCAGGGTGGGGTTTTCGTCTTTTAGGGGCATTTCCGGCAGATTCTGGGGCAAACATTCGGGCTGGACGAAAAGGTTCATTTCTATCGTATCGTCGTAGACAATGATGCTGTGGATCAGCATCTGCAGAAGGTTTTTCTGGATCTCCGCAGGCGCGTCAGCCATGTGTTGCATAATAAGCCGGATATTGCTGTGGGTGAATTCACCGGATTGGGCGTTCATCTGAGCGACGTTTCTTTTGGCACGCAACTTATCCATTTCATTTTCCAACTCAATAATTTCTTTTTCCAGTTCTGTCATCTTTGATTTATAAGTGGTGCCTTTGGCCACAGAGTTTTTAAGCGCCAGATCAAGGAGCTTTTGGGTCTCGTGCTTCAGCAGGAAGAGGCGCTTGTCTTTTTCTTTCATTTGGGCATCGATCTTATCAAAGGTCATCTGAGCTTCTTGGATGGCGTTACCGATGGCTCTATAAATAACTTCCGCGTTTTCAGAAGCTTGTTTGAAATATTTAATGACCGCTTGGTCAAGACCGTTTGCGGGAATCCGGTTGTAATCACAGCCTAAACCTTGTCTTGACCGACCGCATTCATAGTAGAAAAATTTCTTTTTATCCCGCCCACTCGAATGCACCGAAACCAGATGGCTTCCGCATTTCCCGCATTTAATTAATCCCGATAGTAAAAACTTATGATCATGTTTTAGTGCCCGCAGGCGTTTGCCCGGCTTGCGGGCATTCATAACGTCATTTGCTTTATCCCACATTTTTTCCTCCACAAGCGGTTCATGTTTGCCTGGATGAAGTTCTCCGTTGTATCGAATGTACCCTTTATAAAAAGGATTCTTCAGGATCAACGAGACGCCTTGTTTGCGCCATGTAAGTTTATTCCGGGTATACACACCGCGCTTCATCAGCGTTTCAGCGATTTCGACAAGTGATCGATTCTCTGCCGCCATTTCCCAGACGATCTTAAGATGAGGAGCAACCTTTTCATCAAGAACGATCTTCTTTGGCTGTTTGCCGTTGGGAAGTTGCGGGCCGTCTTTTACCAGTTTGTATCCGATCGGTGTTGTGCCTCCCACGCGGTATCCTTGCCGGACTCGGGCGATCGCGGAGGCTTTTACGCGTTCGCCGGTTAGTTCTCTTTCAAACGCTGAAAGCAATCCTAAAATTCCAATCACAACCCTTCCAATAGCTGTTGAGCTGTCCAGATTTTCTCTTACCGAAATAAAATCAATATCTTTGTCTTTGAAGAGGTCAATCATCGCGTAAAGGTCGCGGGGATTGCGTGTGAGGCGGTCTAGGCGGAAGAAAATGATTCCGTCAAAGGGGCGTTGAGTTTCGATGTTTTGAAGAATTTGCTGGATTCCCGGACGGCTCAGATCTTTTCCGGAATAACCGTCATCATTAACGATTCCTTTTTTACCAAAGTCAGCCAGTTCATATCCAAACGCGTCCAACATGTTCTTGCAGTGATGGGCTTGGGCGTCAAGTGTCGTGTAGTCGCCCATCGCTTGCTCATCTGTCGAGCATCTCGTGTAGATGATGTACTTTTTCTTTTCTTCAGTTTTGTTATTTAAAATTGGTTTTCTTTTCATCTTTCACCAGCCAACCCTATGCCAATCCCAGAGGTAAGTCAAGTCATATCAATAGGTTGTGATTTTAGATAAAATCATGACTTAATTGGTTTTCAAAAGGCGCTCCCTTAAGCCTTTTACGACGTATTCAGTTTAGTTCCCGATTTTTTTTAGTTTTTTTGGGTTTTTTCCGGGAACTTGGCGAATCGCGTCGTATAGGGCTTTTGAAGGGAGAAAACTCATGGGGAGGAAAATCGAGCAAAATTTTGAACGGCGATTCGCGGATAGAATCGATGTTGTCTTTAAGGCCAGATCTTTAGAGGGACAAGAGCGTAAGATTTACAACACAAGAATGAATGAGGCTTTCAAGGCCCTTATGACTGCCGTTCTCGGGCGGGAACCGACACCAGCTGAATTGCTGGGGATTGTTCCGGTCGTTTTGCCAAAGAGAAAGGGTGGGTTATGAGGGCTGTTTTATTTGAGAGGCACCTTAACTGAGGAGGTGTCTCTTTTGGGGAGCTATCAAGGAATATTTGAGGAGTGGGAACTTCGACATGCAAGGGCATTTGTCAGAACGTACCAATTGAGATTTAAGGCGCTTCAAAAAGAAGGGTTTGAAGATCTTTTGCAGGAATGTTTGGCACATTGGTTTTTTGTGCGTGATCAATATGATCCGGAAAAGTCGGTGCTTTGTAAAACATTTATGAGCAGGGTTATGGAAAACAAGCTGATGGATATTGCACAAGCAACAAGTCGTGAAAAACGAAAGATTCTTTATCAAAGCGTGTCATTGGATGAGGTTATGCAAGACGGCGATGGAGACGGTTTGGAGTTCTTAATTGTCGAGGATGAAGAGTTAAAGCGATTCTTTAAGTCTGATTTTGAAGTTGTCATGGCTCGAGCTTTAAAGAAGCTTTCCCGTCGGCAAAGGGAGTTGTGCCGGTTGGTCAGGGATGAAGGCGCCAGTCTTAATCAGGCGCGTAAAGAATTAAATATATCAAAAGGTGCGGTCTATGACGAGGTGCTTCGAATCCGTGCCGTTTTTAAAGAAGAGGGATTGGAACAGTATTTGTGAAAATTTAAGGAGAAGGAGCCATGAAAGAAGTCTTTGTTTTTCGTTTTCAAAAAGATGCAGATAGCGAGGTTTTGGAAACACTTATTGCGACCACGATTCGCGACGCTGAACACTATTTCGGCGAACCGCGGGTGAGGCTGTGCACCTCGTATCTTGTTACGAAGGACAGCGTCATCATTAACGTTTCATCGGATGACACGGTTTCTGATTTTATCGTCAGAGTTTTAACCGGCAATCTATCGGATGTTTTTGGAGGTAAAGAGTTTTCTGTTGAACGTAAAGCAGGTAAGCGAAAGGAGTCTTATGACACCGTCCAAGAAGCCTAAAAAAAATAGTAAAGGATATTTGATCAGATGTTTGCGATGCGGGCAGGAATCGCGCGTTGATCTGGTTGCGAAATGCGGACATTGCGGATCATATGCTGTGCGGTTGATAAAAGCGAAGGGAGAAGAACCATGATGTGGCTTCTTACGTGTTTGTCAATCTGTGGCGTTGTTTTGAATGTCAATAAGGATCCGGCTGGTTTTTTGGTGTGGATGTTTACGAATGCTTGCTGGGCGGTGATTGATTATCGCAAGCGTTTATATGCTCAGGCGTTTTTGTTTGTTGTGTATTTTTTCTTGGCATTGTGGGGATGGATCAGTTGGGTAGGAAATTTTTAAGAAGGGAGGGCAATGATGGGACAGGAAGATAAATCGTTATCAAAAGAAGAGCAACTTTTGCGTTGGTGCAGGCAAAGGAAGATTTTTTCAAAAGCTGATGTCATATCTTACGGAGCTGAAAATTATTATTTACGAGCCGAGAGAACTATCAGGGATTTTGTTTTGCGAGGCATTGTGAAGAAGATCGGCAAAGAGGAATGTGTCCGGCGAAATCTTAAAGGCAACATGGCTTGGTATGAGGCGGTGTCTTCTTAAAAAGGTCTTTCATGGTGAATATTGATATCAGAGATTTACGTGATGGGAAATTTCTTTGGATAGATAAATCCGCGTTGAATTTAGTAAGCGCGCAAGCGGGGAATACTGGAGTCGCTGTTTATTCTTGGCTTTGCTATTACGCTAACTCAAAACATCAGGATTGTTTTCCCTCAATCAAGACGCTGGCAGAACACTGCAATGTTTGCCGAAGAACTGTGATGAGGACAGTGAAAGATTTGGAGAGGATCGGTATTGTTTCGATTGAACGAAAAAAGGGAAAGCCGAACGTGTATAAATTGCTCAATGCATCTGTGGAAAAAAGTAGTGACACTCATGTCACTGGTGACGCTGGAGTCACTGGAGTAGTGACACCCATGTCACAACCGGTAGTGACACCGGTGTCACCCGAACAAGAATTAATAAAACAAAAAGAAACTAACAATACGGTCGTTTCTTTTTCAAAGCTGTGGATAAGTTCATCTTTACCGTATGAGTATCCAAAGCAGAAGCAGATCGAGGAGTTGGCAGTTTGGTTTGTAAGGATCAAAGCGGATATTGATTTATATCGATTGATTTTGGATTTTCGTAATGACAAAGGTTATCCGCCTAAGCCGGAGATCGTGATTACTTTATGCAGACAGTTTAAGCAGGGCAGGATCAGGATCAGAAATGTTTTTGGCTGGTTTAAGAAGGCTTTGCATGAACAGATGAGGCGGTATTTGATGGATCAAAGATTAGAACAACATGAAAGGATAAAAAAAGAACCTGCTCTGATTGGGCATATTCTTTCACAAATTGGAAGGGGGAATCAATGTTAAACAAGGAACTATTTATGGTTTTTATCCCGGCTGTTAGTTGGTTGTTATTTGCTCTGGGCGGGACGCAGATCTCTCAAGATATACCTGGGTGGAAAGGATGGCGCAGATTCATTCTGCCTACTGTGTATCTGGTTGCATGTTTAATTGGTGGTATTGCTTGGTGGCAAGCCCTGTTGGTCTCAGTTGTAGCAGGTGCTGGATATTCGCTGGGCTATGGTGAAGGCAAGACATGGTGGCAAAGGGCTCTGGTTGGTTTCGCTTATGCGTTGATCACTGTATCAATTGGGCTGTCGGTTTGGAATGTATTTACTGCATTGGCATTCATCGCTTTGTTTTGGCTGTCAAATACAAAGATCACTGCGAACATTTTTATTTGGAAGGTATGTGAAGGTTTTTTTGGTGTCTTCTGTGGTATTCAGCTGGCGTATATCCTCATGGGCTTTGGATGGATTTGGTGAAGGAACAAGTGCGGGTCCTTCTGGGGGCGGGTTGGACGAGGGTCGGGCGAGGCGCGAGCCTTCAGTGATGATGGGTTTAAAAAACGATGTCCATGTCCATCACTTTTAGGATTTTGCACATTCTCTCGAAATACGGCATAAATGCCTGTTACCGTCGATAAATAAAGGATTTTTTGATAAAAATACACGTCTGCAAGTCGCTCAAAAAGGGCATTTTGATGGACATGGATGGACATAACAAAGGAGGAAGTTTTGGCAAAAATTAATGTGAAACCAAAAATTGAAGAGGTTAAGGTATCGGATTTGATTCCGGCTCCGTATAACCCGAGGGAAATCACAGAACCAGCCTATGCGGGGCTTAAGCACAGCTTGGAAAAGTTCGGGTATGTGGATCTTTTGATCGTGAATAAGCGCAATATGCGGATCGTATCCGGCCATCAGCGGTACAAGGTTTTGCAGGAGGACGGTGTCGAGACAGTTTCGGTGATCATGGTTGATTTGGATGAAATTCAAGAGCAGGCAATGAATGTGACGCTTAACAATGCGGAGATTGCCGGTCAGTGGACAGCGGCTTTAATCCCGATTTTAGAAAAACTGCGAAAAGAATCAGCTGATGATTATTTGAATTTGCGTCTTCAAACCTTGAGGGAGACGGTAGGCGATATGGGGGTTGAAAATTTGGGGAGCGGGAAAACTCTTCCGGATGATATTCCTGAACCTCCCAAAGTGCCGATAACGAAGAAAGGGGATCTCTGGATTCTTGGAGAGCATCGTCTTTTATGCGGGGATTCAACCGATCCGTTAGATGTCGCGCGTCTTATGGATGGGCATAAAGCCAGTCTGTTTGCGACTGACCCGCCTTATTGCGTGGATTACACAGGAAAGGATAGACCGAACGGCGGGCGTGATTGGTCGAATGTTTATCATGAGATTGATATTCCGGATGCGATGGCATTTATGAAAGGTTTTCTTTCTGTTGGCATTGAGCATATCAAGGAGAAAACCGCTCTTTATATGTGGCATGCCTCAAAGCGACGAGCTGAAATTGAGCAGGTGTGCAAAGAGATCAATATTCTCATTCATCAGGAAATTGTTTGGGTCAAACCATGCGTTATTTTGACGTATTCATTTTATTCGTGGAGGCATGAGCCGTGTCTTTTGATGTGGATTAAAGGCGACAAGCCGGATTATAAGCCCAAGAATAAATCTATCGGCAGTGTCTGGACAGTTGATTTTCTTCGTTCAGGGGATCCGACAACGCCTGAGTATCACACGGATGTATGGGAACTTGACTGGGAAGGCAAGAAGCGCAATCCGGGCATTGATCATCCAACCGTTAAGCCGACCGAAGTATTCGCGATTCCGATGCGGGTTCACACAACTCCGGGTGATGTTTGCTATGAGCCGTTTAGCGGATCCGGTTCTCAGATTATCGCGGGGGAGCGTTTAAACCGGCGGGTTTTTGCCATGGAGGTTGAACCTGTTTTTTGTGATGTGGCTGTCAAACGATGGGAAGAATTCTCGGGCAAAAAGGCGGTAAGGGAAACAGATGGATGAAAAGAACAGCAACCTTGTTGAGATTGCGAAAAAGAAACGTTACATCGCCCTTGTTGAGAAATTGCAACGAGGTTCGCTTTCATCCAAGGAACTAAAAGAGCTTGAGGAATTCGAGAAGTCCGGTCAGCGTCCAGCAGGGATTATTGATGGGACGGTAGATCTGCCGACCTTATGTGTTTATTTCGAGAAATCTCCGCGCATGATCAGACGCTATGTCCAGCAGGGAATGCCTGTTCTGAGGGATGCGACCGGGGAGATCGCGCGATTTAAGGTTGGGGATGTTTTCAAGTGGCTTTATAAAAAGCAGGGATCGGAAGAGGACAACGGCAAGGACTACTGGGACAAGGAATATCGCAAGAATCGTGCGAAGCTGAGTGAGATTGAGTTAAAGCAGAAAGAGGGCGAGGTCATACCGTTTGAAGATCATGTTTCGATTGTGAAGAATCAGATTCGGGGCATTAAATCGGGATTTTTGAGATTGCCAAAACATATAGCGCCGAAACTTTATCAGCAGGATCCGAAAGTAATTTGTGAAATTTTAGATCATGAAATTCGTTACATCATTGAACAATTCGCGGGGAAGAAAAATGCCGATAAAATTGGGAAGAGAAATTCTTAAGACGATTGTACCGTATGCCTCAGCTGAGTGGGTATTGCCTGTCAAAATGACGGTCAGCGAGTGGGCGGATCAGTTTCGCAGGCTTGATGTAAAAACATCAGCGGAGCCGGGGCAGTGGCAGACCGCAAGAACGCCATACCTTAAAGGGATTATGGATGCATTTACGGATCCTTATGTTGATGAGATTACGGTTATGGCGGCTTCCCAAGTTGGGAAAACGGAGTCGATGTATAACATGCTTGCTTTTATCATTGATCAGGATCCGGGCCCGACACTTATGGTTTCCCCGCGTGCGGATGATGCCAAGAGTGTTTCTTATAACCGCGTCCGTCCGATGATCGAATGTTCTCCGGCATTAAGCAAATATATTCCGATCAATACCGATGATATGACGAAGCTCGAATATCATTTTGACCGCATGATTCTTTATTTCGCTGGCTCAAACAGTCCGGCGGACTTGGCTTCCAGACCGATCCGGTATTTATTTCTTGATGAGGTAGATAAGTATCCGAAGTTTTCCGGGCGTGAGGCTGATCCTATCAAACTGGCTTCCGAAAGACAAAAGACGTTCTGGAATAAAAAGACAGTTAAGGTTTCAACGCCGACTACGCGCGATGGTTATATTTTTCGCGAGTATGACAAATCTGATCAGCGTCGGTTTTATGTGCCGTGTCCGCATTGCGGGAAGAAGCAGGTGTTTGTATTTGGTCAGATCAAATGGCCGAAAGAAGAATCATCGCCTGAACGCATCAAGAACAATCGATTGGCATGGTATGAATGCGTTAAGTGTAAGAAGCATATTGAGGATATTCATAAACAGAAAATGATGCTTGCCGGAGAGTGGAAGTCGGAAAGTAAAGATCACAACCGTCATCGAGGATTTTGGATCAGTTCATTGTATTCGCCATGGCTAACGTGGAGTGATATTGCCTCAGAATTTCTACGGTCAAAGGATTACGTTGAGCTGTTGATGAATTTCGTTAATTCGTGGCTTGCGGAGGTTTGGGAAGAAAAGATTGAAGAAACTACCGTTGATAAGATACGAAAACTCGCGCGGGATTACGATCAGGGGATAGTACCTGATGAGGTATTGGTTCTTACGGCCGGAGTAGATGTTCAGAAGGATCATTTTTATTATGTTATTCGCGGGTGGGGATATCAGGAGGAATCATGGTTGATCCGCGCGGATCGTGTGGAGTATTGGGAAGATATTGTTGAGGTTTTGTTTAAAACGGAATACCGCCGTGTGAATTCGGGTGGGACATTGGGCGTTTATCTGACTTGCATTGATTCGGGTTTTCGGACAGATGAGGTTTATCGTTTTTGTCGTCATTGGCGGGATAAGACCAAGGCAATCAAAGGTCTTGAGGAAATATCCGGAGGGAGGTTTTACCGGGCAAATAAGATAGACATTAATTCAAGGACAGGTTCTGTTCTTCCGGGCGGTCTGGTGTTGTGGAATCTGAATGTCACGCAGTACAAGGACAAGATGAACCGTATGGTTACCTCAACAAATCCCGCGAAGTGGCATTTGTTTCGCAATCCGGATGAAGATTATTTGAGACAGTTCACGGCAGAGCATAAAGTGCTTATTCGCAACCGCACGACAGGCAAGGCAAAGGAAGTTTGGCAGAAAAAGAAAGAAGCCGCGGCTAATCATTATCTGGATGCCGAGGTTTACGCGCTCGCGGCCGCGGATATTATCCGCGCGCTTAATATCCGGAAGGAAGATGGACCCAAGGTTCATCAGGTTTCTCAGGAGGAGAATGACCGCGGAGGATGGCTCAGAAAAACGAAAGGATCTTGGATTTAATGGGGAGGTGGATTGAAAGAAATCCTAATTGGTTGAATAAAAATAGAGATCAGCCTCCTGTTGATAAAACAAAAGGTCGACCGAGTGATGATAGCTTGGAATATGGTGTGCGGTATGTTCCTGTTAAATGTCCTAGATGTAAAAGCAAGAATGTTACATGTTATGCAAGTCGCATACCAGTGCGATATCACAAATGCAGAAAATGCGGCACATGTTTTAAAAGTGTTGAGGAAAGCGAAAAATGAATTATTCCATATTTTGGTAACGACCCTATTGTCAAGAATCATAGGTTGTTTAATAATAAAAAAAAGATAACGGCGGGGCAGCTGATCACTGTTTCTCGCTCCCAATAGTATTTAAAAGCCATCTCCAGTCGACTGGCCGGAGGTGGTTTTTTTTATTGGGATACGGAAGGCATTAAATGGCAACGAAAAAGGAAATGCTCGAGAACGTTGAGAACGCAATTAACGCACGCATGACCGGTGGAGCTGTTCAGTCTTATTCGATCGGCGGGCGCAATTTGCAGTACATCACTTTATCAGAATTGATGAAACTGCGGGATCAGCTTAAGCAGGAAGTCGCAAGCGGAATGTCCCGCACATCATATGTGAGGTTTGATAATCCGGTATGAAGATAACAGAAAAAATTGCAGATACATTTGACGGTTTTATTGGCTTCTTCTCGCCTAAGACCGCATTTAAAAGGCGCATGTTCAGGCAGGCGATTAAGATCTCCGAGAAGTTTGGGGCTTACCGTGGCGCTGAAAGAAACCGTATGCGTTCATCTTGGCTTCCCGGTGGCGGTTCTGCGGATCAGGATATCATTCCTGATCTTCCTGACCTCAGGGAACGTAGCCGGGATTTAAACCGTAATGACGCACACGCTTCAGGGATTACAAACACAATGACAACGAATGTTGTCGGGACTGGGATTAGACCGCAAAGCCGTGTTGACCGTGAGGTTCTCGGGGTCAGTGAGAGCAAAGCGGCTAAGTTCCAGAAAAAAGCCGAACGAGTGTGGAAGATATGGCTTCCATTCGCTGATGCGGGGAATCGCATGGACTTCTATGAAATACAGCAGTTAGTTGACCGTCAGATTCTTGAGAACGGCGAAGCTATTATCATTCCGGTAATGATAAAGGATAAAAATCGCCCTTACTCACTTGCCCTTCAGGTTATCGAAGCCGACAGGCTTGCCACGCCTCCGGAAAAACGTGGAGATAAAACTATCAGAGCAGGTGTGCGTATCGGTGAAAACGGCGAGCCGGTTTCCTATTTCATCCAGAAAATGCATCCCGGCGATTACCGTTACTCAAAGGCTGATGACAGGAAGTTTGTCGAAATTCCCGCACGCAATCAGTACGGCCGTGCGAATGTGTTTCATCTGTATCCGGTACAGCGTTCAGGGCAGACCCGGGGTGTTCCGTTCTTTGCCCCTGTTCTTACATACTTTAAGGATTTATCTGAATATGCGGAAGCCGAACTTGTAGCGGCTCGGATTGCGGCCTGCTTCTCGATATTTATCACGTCCGAATCATCAATGGATGTTAACACAGGATACGACCGAAATTTTAAGAATCAATTAATAGAATCTCTTGAGCCGGGAATGATTAAACATCTTCTTCCCGGTGAATCTGTTACTTCGTTTAATCCCCAACGACCGAGCGCAACGTTTGAGCCGTTTGTTGAAAAAATGCTCAGGGCGATTTCAGCGGCTCTTGGGCTTCCTTACGAGTTAGTCGCAAAAGATTTTTCAAAGACAAATTATTCCAGCGCAAGGGCGGCTCTCTTGGAAGCCCGCAGATATTTTAAGGTGCGTCAGGAATGGCTCGCACGCAAGCTATGCCAGCCGGTCTGGGACATGGTTCTCGAGGAAGCGTATTTGCGGGGCGATCTCGGTACGATTCCTTTTTATGAGAAAAGGCAGAACTGGGTTAATGCTTCATGGATAACTCCGGGATGGGAATGGGTTGATCCGCTTAAAGAAGCCAAAGCCGCAGAAGTCGGGATTAAAAACGGGATCGTTACCTACTCAGATCTTTTTTCGGCTCAAGGCAAAGACTGGGAGGAATGTTTTGAACAAAGAAAACGTGAAGAAGAAAAAATCAAGGAACTCGGACTCGAAAAAGTTGTGCAGGAA